ATTGCACCATTAGGTATGACAAAACCATGTACTCGTTCATCTTCCTCAACTGCTTCAACCCATGATTCAACTTGAGCAATTCTTTTTTGTAGTAAAAGAAACTTAGCAATTAAGTTTGCTTCATGGATGTGAGTTATTTCAGATAATGTTTTTTCATCTACAATAGGTTGTCCAGTTGGAGTAAACCTATCAGGTTTCCAACCAAAGTCCGTAAGATATTCACCAATCTGTTTCCTACTACCAAGATTAAACTCTTGTAAAGTTTTTCTCATAAATGGTTTATAGTCTTTAGTAGTCAAACATCTTTCATATTCATCATCAGTCATTCCTCTTTTAGATAACTCTCCATCTTTTTTAATGTAAGGAGTAACTAATTTATCATCCACCCATTTAGGTTTAAATGTAGTATGAACTTCGTCTTCAATACTTTGTTTCTTTTCTCTCAACTCTGCCAATAATAGTTGTGCAGATTTTATATCAAATTTAAATCCATTTATTTCTTGTTGTTTTACAACATGAGCTACATCATGTTCTAACTGAACTGATTCTTTTGAGAATCCTTTAGCTTCTTTTTTAAGTTGGTAAAAAACTTTAGTATTTAACTGTACATCTCTGACACAGTAGTTCAACATATCTACAGAATAGTTTTCGTATTCTTCAAAGTCAATCTTGTTAAAGCCTAATTTAAATCCCCACTTTTCTAACGAATGTCCGCCTTCACGAGTAGGATTAAGTAATCTTGATAAGACTAATGTATCTAATATTTCTTTACCATCAAATAAATTAACATCAAAGAACTTTTGTATCATCGGAATATCAAAACCAATAATATTATGACCAATTAATTTATCAGCAGACTGTAAAAGTTTTACTCCTTCGTCTAACTTATCTGGTGGATATTTAAATACTTCTTGAGTATCTACATCTTGAGCAACAATACACCAAACTTTTGTGGCTTTTAAATCATCTGTCTCTATGTCAAATACTAAATCCATTTTTAAAATCCTTCGTCATTTAAATCAACTTTAATATCAGAAGTATCTATCTCTGATAATCTACCAGTCTCACCATCATATAATAAATGAGTTGCTAGTCCTACATCTCCAGTGTATCTAGATTTTAATACTCGTACCCTAGTAGTTCTAGCTTCATCTATGTCATCTGACTGTTGATTTCTTTCTAATGCTATCACACAATCAGATAGTTGTCCAATACTATTTGAACCTCTTAGATGTGAGAGTGATACTTCAACACCATTCTCATGTCCTTTGTTACCGTCAACTCTTCTCAAGTGTGACACAAGTACTATTCCTGCACCAGTTTCTTCTACTAAACTTCTTAGCTTAGTCATAATAGTATCTATGGCTCGTCTTTCATCACCTTCCGATACAGCACTAACCAACATGTGCAAGTGGTCTACAACTACCCATTTACATTCACAACCAATAATCATATACCTTAACTTAGAAAATATATCGTCTATATCATTAGTTCCAAAATGAGCATGAACCCATACTCTATTTTTATTTTCGCCATCATAAAGTATATCAAAGAATTTATCTAACTCTTCTTTACTAAACTTCTCTCGTTCTTGGTCTATGTAAAGTCTAGCATTAGCTTCAATAGATAAAATACCATCAATCGTTCTTCGCCAATCTTCCTCAAGTGCAATTACTCCTACATTGTCTGTAGTGCTTTTTATAAGATGATGCTCAAGTTCTCTAGTCACTGAAGACTTACCAAGTCCTGTACCACCTGTTAAAGTAACTAACTCGCCTTGTCTTAGTCCGTATAACTTATCATTCAAACCTTCCCAAGGAAAAGGAATACTCTCTTTCTTTTCTCTATTGTGAAATTTATCCCTTTGTTCAGAAACATTTATAACTCCAGACGGAGTATAGACTTTAGATGCCCACCAAGATTCGACAAACTCTTTATGCTTATTATTTCTAAGCATATCGTTAGGGTCTTTCCAACCATTAGGCAGTGTTAGTATCTTAGCTTTACTAGGTTTAAATAGTCTAGCTACTTTCTTTGAAGCTTCCTTACCGGCTTTGTCATTGTCAAATGCAATGATAACATTATCAAAGTCGTCAAAGAAATCTAAATTTTCTTTTACATCTTTAACCGCACCGGCTGCTCCACTTTTAATAGATACTACCGCCCACTTGCTACCGAGTAGCTCATAGGCAGACATGGCATCACATTCACCTTCAGTAATGGTAATGTATTTACCACTCTTAAAAAGTTGTTGACCAAACAATCCGGTATCAGATTTAGTTCCTTGCCAGAAAAATTGTTTCTCTTTAACATTCCTAGTCTTGGTAGCTGAAATCTCATGTCCATTATAAAATGGATACATGTGTTTAATAACATTACCTTGTAAGTCGTGAACAACTTTTACTCCATATTTTTGAGCAGTATCTTTAGTTATTTTTCTATCTGTCAAAGCAGAGAAAGAACCTACCTCAATACTATCCGGTTGTTTAATTGTTTGTGGCTTTGCCTCCATATTTTTTCCCTCACATAATTCGTAGTAGTTGGGCATAAAAGAATCGCAACTAAAACACTTAGCTGAACCATCTTCGTTTACTCCTACCGCATCACTACTGCCACATAACGGGCAGGGTTGATGCACTTTATCCCAAGTAGTTGTCATGTTTGCCCTCACGTATTTGTTATTCTTTACTATCTTCTTCTTCAGCTTCTTCTGGAATTATTTTAGCTTCTTCGGAATCACCTAAAAGTTTTTCTAAGTTTGCTCTGTGTGTAGCGATAGTAAAACTTAAAGCTTCGGTAATCACTTCTAAAGTTCCTACTTTTTGAATGATAACTCTAGCTTCACCTTGTTTGCCTTCATCTTTTATGTTGTTAACATCATAAGATATTTCGCCTTCTTCATTTTTAATTGTGATAATCATATTAAAACTCCTCGTTTTCAGAATCAGCTTCGGCATACTCAACTAACTCATTTACTTTTACTGCAATAAGTTCAGCAAATGTACCATAGTTATTTTGATATGGTTTAATTTTAACCTTAACTAATGAACCATTACCCACTAAAACATCTAGTGGATTGTTCTCCGCATCAACTAACTTAGGTGCTTCGTTGACACGTGTACCTACTTGTACCTTTCTACTAAATGAAAAAGCAGGTTCATCATATTTAGGTTGTCCAGTTCTATCTCTAACTTGAGATAGTCCTTGTGCTTCTAATTTAGAAGCGGTATCAGCATCAGTCAAAACTGTTATCTGATATTTAGGGTCTCCGAATCTAGTGTTAGGGGTACTAACATTAGCCCACATCGCCTTTCCTTCTATATATTCATACATAATATTTCCTCTCTGTAATGTATTCGTTGTTTAAAACTTGGCATATTATACCACAAGTAAATTTATTTTGCAAGTCTTTTTTCTTTTCGCTTTGCATTATTTTTTTGCCTAGTCATTTCGTTCTCTTCGGCAAACCACTCACTAATTATATATTCTTTTAAATCTTTAATACTCAGATTAGTATTATTCTTAGTTATTTTTATGTCCTTACTTTTAAGTATTATGGTAGCATAGTTATGATACTTCTCATAAGTTAAAGTAAACTGATAGTCCGGAGCATTGTAGTACAGCACTCCATTTATATCTTCAGCATACATACCATGGTTTATTTTTTCTTTTTGTTTTTTCACATTCCCTCTATAAATTTATCGGCTGTGATAGTTAACAGTTCACATTTAAAGCAACCCCGTGAATTAGTCGCTACCGATTATAAATTTTTAATGGCGTTGTTCATATGACATCTCAGCCGATACTATGTATGGACTACTATGTTAAACAGGATTTATACTTTAATAGCTATCCTCTTTTCCGCTAACCATTTTGATAAGTTTTCAGTTGTTTGTTTTATATCGGTATGAACTGTGGTTCTCAAGCCAAAAGACCGATAGCTCGTCAGCTATTGAATGCCTAAAGTAGACACTCAAATTTTGTGGCGAGGACATGGTGCTCAACCGCTTTAGTCCTCATTAAGTCGTTAGAGTAGCTACTTGACCAATACTCCACCACTAAAATTCTGTGAGGTTTTAGTGTACAAGACCTCAAACTTGTTTGATTATTGCAATCAAGTTATACAGTTATGAAGGTTAAAATGAGGGCAACTGTATTACACATAAGACCCATATTATATCATAACTATAATTAAATTGCAAGTTCTTTTTAATTGTACTACCTCAATAATCATTGTCTCGGTACTGTACCATACCTTGCTTGTCAAACTTTTTAGTTTCTTTAGGTTGTAAAATAAATATTGTTGCTATTGCAAACACAAAAGAAACTATACAAAACATTAATAAATAACCATCATACATAATTCACCTCTACCATTTTTCTATGTGGACATACTCGCCAGTTTTATAATCCCAACCACCGGTATGTATTTCTTCTCCATTCTCTAATTTAATTTTTTGTCTTGGCGGTCTTGATACTTGCATAGGGTCGTGGTCTTTACCAACATACTTAAATGCTCTTGACCCCTCAGAGTAAC